TGATAGAACCAAAAACCAAAAGATATTTATCAGAAGACTACGCTTTTTGTCGTTTATGGCAAAACATGGGCGGCAAAATATATGCAGATATAGTGAGTGGTATGACTCATTACGGAAACTATGCATTTAGGGGTAACGTGGCAACTCAATTTAAAGGCGCAAAATGAATTACGAATACGCATCTGAAAATATAATTATTTGTAAAAATTTTTTACCAGACACGATGCTACAAAAAATTAAAATAGATCTAATGAACAACAGGCGTAATTTTGGAATTCCTAATTGGACAGATGAAGCTATAAATTTATTTAATAGTAAATGTGGAGGTTTAGACTACTGGATAACAGAAGATGAAATAAGGGATGGTAAAGTTCCTGCAAATAATGAATCAATATTAGAATTAAATGATTGGTTTTTTCATCAAGGATTTACTACCTTTGTTAACAATTACGGTAGATTAAACGTGTTTAAGTTTTTAGAAAAAAAGAAAAAAACACATAAAATACACGTAATATCTTACAACAATGGTGGTTATTACAATTGGCATCAAGATTCAGAATTTTACACATTTAATTTAATTTTAAACGAAGGCGATGAACTTTCTGGTGGGGACATGTTATTTATGGATGAAGGTAGAACTATAGAAATCCCAAATCAAAATAATATAATGGTTGTTTTTCCAACGTATATTCATCATGCAATAACACCTATTAAATCTAAAAGTGGTAAAGATGTGCCCTTCCCACAACAAAGATTTAGCATACAATATTGGACAGACTTAAAATATGGGAATTATTAAAATACTTGACGACGTAGCGCCACCAGAAATTTTTGCGTTGGTGACCAAAGAAGTACAGAGCGGTATTTGGAGTTTTACAACAAGATCTGACGATGCAGACAATAACGTAAATTTTGGAGCGGCAGATCACGTAAACAAAATTAATGATTTAATAAAAAATAAAAGATTTAACGAAGCAAATGTAATTTATAATCTTTGGAACACAATTAATGCTACAGTTAAAGTAGAAGAAAATTATAAAAATGTTTTAGATAGAGTTTTTTTCAACGCAAACTATCCTTTAAGTGAACAGACTGTTCATCAAGACGATACCGCAACATTTTCAAAAAATATTACTATTGTCTATTTTGCTCATGACAGATGGGACACAAGTTGGGGTGGAGAGATTTTATTATATGACCTTGCTAAAACTCGAATTCTGGATGGCGCCGCACCATTACCTAATAGATTAGTTATTTTCCCTTCTTATCTGCCCCACAGAGGTGTTCAAGTATCAAGAATGTGTCCAATTATGAGAGTATCCATTGCATTTCAATGCAAATTCGATAATACTATCTAAACTATGCAATTAGTTGACTTAAAATTTCGCCCTGGCATTGACAAGCAAGATACCGCATATTCTGCAGGAGATGATCGTAAATATGTCGATTCTGATTTTGTGAGATTTCATTACGGTAAACCTGAAAGATGGGGTGGATGGGCAAATTTACCTAATCCAAATGTCACGGTGGTTGGTGTCGTTAGAGATACACACTCTTGGATAGGCTTAGATGGTACAAGATATTTGGCCCTAGGCTCAGATAGAAAACTATATATTTATTCTGAAGGTAAAGTATACGATATTACTCCTATAAGACGAACCGCTAGTCTTACAAATCCTTTTGCTACATCAAGTGGTTCTGCTACAGTAACAGTTACTGATGCTGGACATCTAGCTGAAGTCGGTGCGTTCGTTACTTTTGATAATGGCTCTGCTACGAACGTAGTAGATGGTATAGATTTTAATGCTGAGTTTGAAGTTTTAACTGTACCAACTAGCAATACCTATACAATAAATGCTGGAACAAACGCATCCGGAACTACAGCAGCAGGTGGTGGTTCAACAGATGCAAGCTATCAAATAAATCCTGGTCCTACTGCGTCTACATATGGATATGGTTGGGGCACAGAAACATGGAGCACAAGCACATGGGATGAGCCAAGATCTTCATCAAGCGTTGTTATTGAAGGTAGAAACTGGTCATTAGATAATTTTGGTGAAGATTTAATTGCTACTGTTTTAAATGGTGGCACTTTTGTATGGGACACCTCAGGAGGTTTAGGAGCTCGAGCAACTGCATTATCAAATGCTCCGACTGCTTCTAGATTTAATATTGTTTCAACAGATACCAGACACTTATTAATATTTGGAACAGAAACGACGATTGGCAATACAGCCACACAAGATGATTTATTATTTAGGTTTTCAGATAGAGAAGACGCAACAGATTACACACCTGTAGCTACAAACGAAGCAGGATCTTTAAGAATTACAGATGGGTCTAGAATAGTTGGCGCTGTTAAATCAACAGGTCAAATACTAGTATGGACAGACACGTCATTACACGGAATACAATTTGTTGGCACACCTTTTACATTTGGTCTTAGACAACTTGGTGCTAACGCGGGCTTGATAGCTCAACACGCAGCTATAGAAGTAAACGGAAAAGCGTATTGGATGTCTGATGACGCATTTTATCTTTTCGATGGTGTTGTCAAAAAAATGCCATGTTCAGTGCAAGATTATGTATTTGATGACTTAAGTTACACTAACAAAAATGATATTGCCGTGGGTCTAAACACAGCTTTCAATGAAATAATTTGGTATTACCCATCCTCAAATGCTACACAAATAGATAGAGCAGTTGCCTATAACTATCTTGAAGGAACTTGGTATACAATAAATTTAGCTAGAACTACTTGGCTCGGTGCTTATGTTTATGAAAAACCAATAGCCACAGAATATAGTTCATCTGCAACCGCAAATGCCACAAGCATACTTGGTCTAACTGCTGGCGCGTCATCTATATTTGAACATGAAACTGGTAATAATCAAGCAGATGGCACTGCTATTACAGCTTTTTTAGAAACAGGATCTGTAGAAATAGCAGACGGTGATCAATTAATGTCAGTAAGTAAGTTAGTGCCAGATTTTGATAATCTTGCTAATACTATGACTGCAAGATTAACATTAGAACAATATCCTCAATCATCTTCAAATGTTCAGACTAGTGGATCTATAACAAGCACCACAGAAAAAATAAGTGTGAGAGGTAGAGGTAGAGCAGTTAAAATTAGATACACAACAAACACTGTAGATGATACAGCATGGAGACTTGGATCACAAAAATTAGAAATTAGACCAGATGGAAGAAGATAATGGCTAAAATAAATATAACTAGATTACCTAATGCTACACCAGAATATGATGCTGGTCAGTTCGACCAAATGATAAGATTATTAGAACAAATAGTTTTTTTGCTTAATACAAACTTTCAACAAGATTTAAGAGAAGAATCAGAATCGGAGACATTTTTTCTTGGCTAATACATTTAAAAGCTCAATGGTTGACATTACATCAACAGATTTAACAACCCTGTTAACGGTGCCAACAGCTAATCCTGGCGCTACACCACCTGTGCCTCCTACAACTGATGTTGTAAAATCTATTTTAATTTGTAATGATTCAGGAAGCACGACACTGGTAGATTTAGAGGTGGTTAGATCCTCTGCAACTTTTGAATTATTTAAGGCTAAAAGTGTTGCTACAAACACCACTACAGAGTTATTATCTCAGCCTCTTGTTTTACAAGAGTCTGATGTTTTAAAAGCACAAGCAAATGCCGCTAATCAAGTGCATATAATCGTAAGCTTTATGGAGGTTACAAAAGGTCAACTGTAAGGAGAAAAAGAATGGATTTACAATCATTATTTATTACACCTGTCATGATGACAGAAATTAAAGGCCATGGTCATTTAATAGATAGATTATACGAAATAAAAGCTAAAGACGAAAAAGGTTTGCAAAGAACTAATGTTGGAGGTTGGCATAGTAAGTTTAATTTATTTGAAGATGAAGAATTTAAAAGCGCTGTTGGAGATATACTTTTAAGTGCTAAACAATGTTTCAATCACTTAGATGTACAAGATAAATATGTTCCAGAAATGACAAATTTATGGGGCATGATCAATCCACCGGGATCAAGAAATAATGTGCACACACATCCTTATAATTACTTGTCTGGGGTATACTATCTAAAAGTGCCTCAAAAAAGCGGTAATTTAGTATTTCTAGAGCCTAAACCACAGGCTGAGGTGTTATCACCCCCAAAGAAAAAAGACGCCTCTATACACACCGCACACAGCGTAGATTTCGAACCAAAAGAAAATTCATTGATTTTTTTCCCATCATGGTTACAACATGAGGTTAGAACAAATAATTCTAATGCAGATAGAGTTATTTTAAGTTTTAATATAAATTGGAGAGAAAATGCCGATAATTAAAAATGCTGAACAAATAGGCACAGTTACTTTAGAGGACGGAAGAACTGTTCCAAAGTATAATGTAAAAACAGAAACAACAATTACTAATATAGATACTGGTCAAGAATATGAATCTGAAGAGGCTATGCAAGCTGACATAGACGATCCTAATACTTCAACAACTGCGGAAAAGATAAGAAGAGATATCAAAGTCTTTGCGCCATCATTAAAGGATATGTTAGGTCAAACACCAAAAGAATAGTGTCAAAAGTTTTTGTAGTAGAAGATTTTTTTCCAAACAATTTGCACGATGAAATAGTTCAAAAAATGCTTACATGCAGTTATGGACCACCTGCAAAAGATCAAAGAGAGCACTATGATGGAGCTTATTGGCATTTTCACAAATTGTCAAAAGGCTGTGCTGTGCAAATAAAAATTAAAGAATTTATAAAGAAACATTTTCTATATGATGTTAAAACTTTTACCACCACAGATTACACGATGGTAGGCGCAACAGATAAACCAAGACCTCATGTTGATTTAGAATTAGGATGTACTCATCAATGTTTAATTTATATGCACGGACCTGAATCTGTTAACAATGGAACTGGTTTCTACAAGGATGGTCAATTAAATATACACGTTGGTTTTAAACCTAATAGAGCTATCTTTTTTTCATCTGATGTTTTTCATACATCACTTCAATGGAGTGGTAACGGATCTTTCAGATACTCTATTGCAAATTTTTTTACGTAGATTTTTTACATTCACAGTCATCAGAGCAGTGATTTGAATTATCTTTTTTGTGTCGTTCAAAATCTCTTTCCATAGCTATTAGTCTTTCATGGTAGTTGCTCACCTTATCTGCAAGGTAGGCAATGGCTTTATTTATTTCTTCGTTTTCCATATTTTCTCCTGTGATTGTTAATTTTGGTGAGAACATAATGTAAGCATATTTTTATGTTCTGCAACAGTATTTTTTAAAATTGTTTTCTTGACAACTAAACTATGGTATACATGCGACAAAAGAATGATTAGTAAAACTATTGTAAGTGGTAGAATTATAAAAAAATATAAAATTCCTTTAGATCAAATAGAACAATTAAATAAAAAATACGACGATAACAAACACTCTTTAGAAAGCAAAGGTGCAAAATTAGCTGGCAGGTTAGATAGTGAGTTAGAGTCTACAAAAATTATTCAATCTCTACCTATTTTTGAAACAATAAAAAAATGCATGAATGAGTATATGATTTCACTGAATCATTTTTCACTTACTCCTAAACCAATTAATAATTTAGAAATTATAACAATGTGGATTAACGACATGCAGCCACACGAATATAATCCTATCCACACACATCATGATGGAACAGGATGGTCAACTGTTATGTTTTTAAAAGTTCCCAACTTTATAGATGATACAAAACATAAACACAAGTTTAGGGATGGTGCACTTGGTTTTGTATTTCCGAATAATGAAACTAGGTTTTATGAACCTGAAGTTGGTGATTTTTATATTTTTGAAGCATCACATCAACATTTTGTATCTCCTTACAAGACAAATGATGAAGATCCAACAAGAAGATCTATGTCTTTAAATTTTATTGTAGATGACAATTAAAATTTTAAAAGAGAATGTTTACTAATAAGAAAATAACATTTTGTGCAGTAGATGAAACGATGGTTGATATATGGCCGCATCCACAACCAGCATCTAGATTTATACCAGATGAATATAAGAAATTTGAAAAGTTCGCTTTTGGTGAGGAGTCAAGAGCTACAATAAAAGCTTGCATACCTTTTTTAGATTCTATGACAGCAGGCTATATTCTACCCTTTGATCAAGATTACATAATAAGTCCTGCTGGAGATGAATTTAATGTTTTACCAGCAAACATGAATGATAAAGATGTTGATTTTCATAGTAATTATCAATTTCCTAAATCATGGAAAGGTTTCATGAAAGGACAAAAAAATGCTGGTAAGTTTATAAACAAATGGCTTATTAAAACACCACCAGGTTATAGTTGTTTATTTGTAAAACCCTTAAATAGATTTGAAAGTAGATTTGAAGTTTTATCTGGAGTCGTAGATACAGATGTTTACATTGATACGATAAATTTTCCTTTTATTTTAAATAAAACAGATAAATCATTTAGAATAAAAAAAGGTGAAGCAATGATTCAAGTAATACCTTTTAAAAGAGAGTCGTGGAAAAAATGGTCTGGTTTTTATTTAGAGAAGCTACATGTAAAAACACACAACATGATAAAAAGCTCATGGGTTGATAAGTACAAAAAAATGTTTTGGAATAAAAAAAGTTACAAATGAAAATATTTGCAAATATAGACGATCAAGCAATAGTTTTACAAGATTTTTTATCAGAAGACTTATTTGAAAAAGTTTCAAACTTCAATTATGAAAGTGATAAATTTGTAAAAAAAACTAACTTTGATGATTGGGATAAAGATTTATATCTCGATGGTCATAAAAACCTTACTATGAAAAAGGTAGAGCGAATAGATGAAAACTTAGCATGTTTGACAAAAGGAGAATACACTGATGTCAAAGATGATATATTTAAAGATGTTTTACAAACTGTTGTAGATTGTCCTTTTATGCCTTTTATTGAGAACTCTACTATGCATGTTACATACTATAAATACGAAAAATATGCTGGCATAAATTGGCATGATGATCACGTATACACATTAAATTATTCATTATATATTCACAAAGAATGGGATAGGGATTGGGGAGGAGAAACTTTGATAGATACGAATAGGGGTATACCCTTATGTGTAACACCAAGACCAAACTCGTTAGTTGCAATTAAAAATAATATCCTACATAAAGTTTGCGCTGTTACTGGACCAGAAGAAAGAAAAGTTTTACAGATACGTGGTATATTTCACGAATAATTAGAATCGTAGTCAATCCAAGTTTTACCCTCTGCATTGTTTGTGCCGTTACTAGCATCGTCCGCTACAGCTGTTGCATAATCGGTTTTTGCTTGTTCTATTTGACCTTTTCTAGTTTCACCCCAAGCCAATAAGTTTTGAACAGTTATAGAATTTCCTACAACACTACTTGTTGATGATAGAGATGTATTACCAGTCATCATTGAAGTTGATGGATCTTTTCTTTGAACCTCATCTTGTCCAGGTGCAGTGTTGTAAATTACGTAATGAATGTCATTTCCAATATCTGGAAAAGAATTACCTTTATCTGCCCAATCAATGTGATAACCACCATCTGCTCCTGATTGATCTACTACTATATGGTCTCCATAACTAATTATTATTTCAGTTGCCATGATATCTCCTAGTGTTTTATTATGTAGTTAACCACCACAAAAGGTGAAAAAGAATTAGTTCCTGAAGCAGTAACAGCTCCAGTTAAAGTAGTTGTAATATTACCAGTTAATGTCCCAGATAAAGTATGAGAGTGGTTGTGACCAGTTCCACTACCAGTATTTCTAACTGCAGCTGGTATGGTAGTGCTTGGGTTTCTATTACTAGAGAATGGGATAAAACATGCCTCTGTTGTACCAGAATTGTACATATCATGAGAATGCGAAGCTAATTGTGCAGTTGTTAAAGAAGTATTTGAAATACTACCAGTAATAGTCACAGATTGGTTTGTAGAATTTGTTGCAGCTTGGTTATTAGTTACAGCAACAGTAACTGTATTTGCACCGCCTGTGCCTGCTAAACTTGTAGTTCCACTTTTACCTTGAGGAAACTTACCTTGAAGATCTGGAACATTAAAAGTTGTTGAACTGTCACCTGCTCCATAAGTAGTAGAAATTACAGCAAATAAATCTGCGTAAGTAGTTCTTGATACAGCTGAACCATCACATAAAAGATAACCTGCAGGAGCTGTAGCTTTACCCCAAGGTTTAATTGTTCCTACTTCACTTCTATTCGTAATATCTTGTAAGTTAGCCATAATTAATCGTTATACTTTAATCTCCAACCATTGTCACTGTCATTGTACACCAACGCAAAGCCAGATCCACTAGTTGATACTGTTAAATTTGCTTCAGATCCCTGAATTTTGTGACTGTTTCTATTTACAGTCAGATTGTGAGTTGCAAAAGTTCCTTCTGCATCTATAAATTTTACTTGATCACCAATAGCTGCAGAGCTTGGTAAAGTTATTGCCACTGCTCCACCCGATGTATCAACAAAAATATTATCACCTGCTGACGCAGTATAATCTGATGTTTTTTTAATCCATGTCTCACCTAATCCAGCGAGTGTAAATATATCATACCAGTTAGTTCCATCTGTAGAAACTAATCTGTATTTACCATTTGATATTGTAACTGTGTTTCCTGTAGCACCTAGCCTTGCAGTGACGTCCGCACCGCCAGAAATATTATTATATAAACCGTATGTTTTTTGCACAGCAGGAAACTGCACAATGTGAGTTGTAGAAATTGTTCCTGAAAAGATTATTTGGTTTTGTCTAGCTTCATTGTTTGCTTGAGATTGTGGGCCATCACCAGTAGTTAAAGTTGTAGGGCCTGTGCCAGATAATGTCTTTGCATATACACCAGCAATAGCAAATTCAAAAACTTGTGAAAAGTTATTATTTGTGATGGTACCCCAAGTCCCAGAATTTTCTCCGGTTGCTTGAAGTTCTATTTTCAAACTTGTCGAATAAGTTGATGCCATTTAATCTCCTAAATTAAAATTAATGATTATTTTAAAGTTTGTCAAAACTTTTATGCAGCCTTATGAACTTCAGTCCAACTTATGTCGCTGTTTGAGTCATCTACTTGGCTCCAGAAGGTGCCTTGTAAAGTACCAGTTGCACTTGTACCAGAAACTCCTGTTATTGTAAAGCTTACATCTGTACGAATATTTAAAGTTCCAAAACTAAAAGTAGCTGATACGCTTGGAGCTTCATAGCTCGTCTCTTGAGTTTCTTCACCAAGGCTAAGACTCATGCCTATACCTGTAACAAATACAGATGTTTCGACTGTGCCTACAGCTGATGTTAAAGCATTACCACTTGGGAATACAACAAATTCTGGATCTGCCTCCACTGTGCCAACAGACGACTGCATAGCTGTTTCAGCGCCAGCTACGATAGTTGTTTGTCCATCACCTGATATAGAGAAAGTGCCTATAGCGGATGTAGTGCCTAGTCCTGTAACAGAAATGTTTTGATCTGTTGCAGGCGACTCTTCACCTAATGAAGCTGTTAAAGCTTGACCTGTTACAGCTTGTGCTATTCCTACAGCGCCCCATTGTTGATCGCTCCAACCAATAGATCCGCCCGTGTTAATATCAGTATCACGATTCCAACCTGTAGTTTTTGTAACTGATGTAGATTCATTACCTACAGATAAAGTTGTGCCTAATCCGGTTACTGATATGTTTTGATCTGTAGAAAGAGATTCTTCACCTAATGATGCAGTGAGTGCAATACCAGTAGGATTAACTTGAGCTAAACCTGTGCCTACAGCAGTCCCTGCCGTAGAGGTAAGTCCAATACCTGTTACTGATATATTTTGGTCAGTGGTAACTGTCTCAGTACCTAGAGATGACGTGAGGCCATTACCTGTAACAGATACAGGTGCTTGCTCTGACCAGGCACCACTGTTCCAAGTTTGTCGGCCCCATCCTTGGATAGAGGCCATGTATTATCTCCTATGCTATTCTTAAAATTGCAGCAGTTGCTTCAGCAGCAGGAAACGTAATAGTAAACGTACCAGCAGTTGAAGATTTAACAGCACCAAAATCAAGAACGCATACTGCTGCGTTTGTTGTCAAACCAGATACAGTCGAACTGTTATAAATAACAGCAGCTTGTGCAGAAATAGTTGCACTTGTAAATGATATGTCATTAAAATCGCATACAGCAGTGTCACTTGATAAAGTTGGTGTAACAGAAGTTAAAGCTCCGCCACCCTCAGAATAAGTACCTGAGTTTGCTACCTCATCAGTTTGTTGAAAAG